TATGCGTGAAGACCTGTCTGATGTGATCTACAACATCAGCCCGACTGACACCCCGTTTATGAGCACGGTTGGCAAGACCAAGGCCACCGCTGTTTATCACGAGTGGCAGACCGACTCGCTGGCCGCTGCTGCCGCCAACGCCGCTGTGGAAGGTGCTGATGCATCTACCGCTACCCTGTCGCCAACGACCCGTGTTGGCAACCGCACCCAGATCAGCCAGAAGACCATCGGTGTTACTGGCACCCTGGAGGCTGTTGACAAGGCTGGCCGTAAGTCTGAAAAGGCTTATCAGCTTGCCAAGGCTTCGTCCGAAATCAAGCGCGACATGGAGTTCACCTTCCTGAGCAACACCGTCCAGAGCAACGGCTCTGCCGGTTCTACCGCTCGTGTGTTGGGTGGCCTGCAGACCTGGCTGGCAACGAACGGCGACTTCGGCTCGGGTGGCTCTGCTGGTTCCGCTGGCACGACTGCTCGCACGAACGGCACGAACCGCACCTTCACGGAAACCGAACTGAAGACGGTTATCAAGGAAGTGTTCGAGTCCGGTGGTTCCCCGAAGATCCTGATGGTCACGCCTGCTCACAAGCAGACCGTCTCGGCCTTCGCCGGTATCGCTGCCCAGCGTTACATGGCTCCCTCGGATGCCCCCACGACCATCATCGGTGCCGCTGACATCTATCTGTCGGACTTCGGCTCGGTGAGCGTGGTGCCCAACCGCTTCATGGTTTCGGGCAACTCGGCAAACGAAGTGGCCTTCGTGCTGGACCCCGAGTACGCTGCTGTTGCTTATCTGCGTCCCTTCTTCACCAACGAACTGGCGAAGAACGGCGACTCGGATCGCACCCAGTTGCTCGTGGAATACACGCTCGAGGTTCGCAACGAAGCCGCCCACGGCATCATCGCTGACCTGAGCTAATCTTCGATAGCAAGTAACCAAGGGGGCCGGGGCAACTCAGCCCCCTTTTTCACATGAACATCAACGAATTCTCAAAAACCGCAAAAGTTGTAGACCGCAAGGCCCATAAGACCGATGACGGTGGGCTGGTGATCGAAAGCACTCAAGATGTAACCGGGATCATTGAGTCCAATCGAAAGCAATTTAATGCTTACGATGAGCGTGCCCGATGGTCAGATGACCTGCTTGGGAATAAGATAGCGTCTATTCCGCTTGCGGTAGTTGATGAACTAAACAAGCAAGGCATCATGCGGGGATTCCATGTGTTGGATCAACCTCGTTTCAAGGCCTGGCTGAACCATCCTGATAACAGGGCATTCCGAACCCGTCCTGGGAGGATTTGATGGCTCTCGCAACATACTCAGACCTCAAGACCACGATTGCGAACTACCTTGCTCGGTCTGATCTGACCTCTCAGATTCCTGACTTCATCACCCTCGCGGAGAATCGCCTTCGCAGGGATCTGCGTACTCGCAAAATGTTGAAGTTGACCTCGCTATCTTTGACTGCGAATGACTCAACTGTCTCGATTCCATCGGACTTTTTGGCTCTGCGAGATCTGTATCTATCAACGACCCCTGCAACGCCTTTGCAGTTTCTGAACCCGAGTTCGTTTGTGAGGAACGCTCGGATCACAGACACCGGCATTCCGAAGCAATACACGACACTTGATACAGAGTTCAAGTTCGCGCCGATCCCTGACTCGAACTACTCTGCTCCATTGCTGTATTACGGGGCACCACCATACCTGAGTGATTCAAACACCTCGAATGTGTTTCTGGTGAACTACCCAGACGCTTTGATCTATGCGTCTTTGGGCGAGGCAGAGCCGTACCTGATGAATGATGAGCGGCTTGCTACATGGGCTGCGCTCTATCAGCGAGCCATTGACTCCATCACCACATCCGATGAGGGAGACGAATACTCTGCCGTACCTCTGACGATGACTCTTGCCAAGAGATAAGCATGGAACAGCGCATTACCTTCGGAGAGTGGCTCCCTGACCAGCCTGGCGTGGTTGGGGCGCTTCAAGATGCCAAGAATGTCATCGCCCAGACCGTTGGTTATGGGCCGTTCCCTGGGCTTGTGGACTACTCAGCGTCCGCATCCGAGAACCTGACATCGTTCTTCACTGGCGAGTTTGGGGCGACTCGTAACATCTTCGCAGGTGGTAATACCAAGCTGTTCAAGTTCGACAACACCGACCTGTCGATGGACAATGTTTCAAAGACAGGTGGATACACGGGGACTCAGCCCTGGAAGTTCACCCAGTTCGGCAAGGTTGTAATCGCTGCGAATGGCGCTGAGAAGCTTCAGGCTTGGACGCTGGGTACTTCTACGCAGTTTGCTGATCTTGCTGCCGCCGCTCCTGTGGCCTCATATGTCTCGGTGGTTCGAGACTTCGTGGTGGCTGCAAATATCTCGAGCTATCCGAATCGAGTCCAATGGTCTGACATCAATGACGAGACGGATTGGACTTCTGGGCCGACCTCTCAGTCCGATTACCAGGATATTCCTGACGGTGGGAACATTGTCGGGATCACTGGTGGTGAGTTTGGTCTTGTCCTGTTGGATGAAGCAATCGTTCGGATGTCCTATATCGGGGCACCGTTCTTCTTCCAGTTCGACACCATCTCTCGCTCTTTGGGGTGCTATGAGGCTGGGTCGGTGGCCCAATACGGTCCACTTACCTTCTTTCTGTCTGATGACGGGTTCTATGTCTGCGATGGGCAGTCTGTGAAACCCATTGGAGCTGAGAAGGTTGATCGGTGGTTCTTTGACGATCTGGACCCCGCCAATGTTTCAAAGATGAGTTCGGCGATTGATCCTGTGCGTAAGGTTGTGGCGTGGAGCTACCCCAACACCCGCGCAGGGCAGTCAATCCTTATGTATAACTGGCAAGTCCAGCGCTGGACATACGCCGATACCACGGCTAATTTCATCTCCTCAATGGCGACCTTTGAGGTGACTCTTGAGGGTTTGGATCTCTACTCTGCCAGCCTGGATGCTTTGGATACCTCTTTGGATTCGCGGATCTGGCTGGGTGGAAAGTTTGTGTTTGCCGGTCTCCAGGGGGCAAAGATTGTCTCGTTTACGGGGGAATCAACTGCCGCAAACATTGAGACCGGAGACTTCGTGGCCGGTCAGAACTCTGTCGTAAGGCTTGCCCGTCCCCAGGTTGACAATGGATCTGCCTCAGTTGCTGCGGCATCCCGAGATCGCCTGGATGACGCGATTACTTATGGCACAGCCTCTGCAGCAGACTCAGATAACCGAGTGAGCCTGAGAAGTTTCGGCAAGTACCACCGTCTGCGGGTTATCCCTAGCGGAGACTGGACAACGATGGTTGGTGTTGATGTGGATACTGTTCAAGCTGGGCGGCGCTAATGTTCCGTGTCCTTCCACCATTCGGCTCAGATCCTCGCGGTGTTGCAGAGGTTGTCAACGGGCTTATGAATGGAAAGTCCAACAATACCGGGACAGTAACACTAAACACTGGTGGGGCATCAACCACTACGATCTATGACGCTCGGATCAGTCCTGAGTCAAAGATCATTCTGATCCCGTTCTCGGCAAACGCCTTCAATGACAAGATCCCTTATGGGGCGTTCCAAGACTCCACAGACCAGACAGCGGCCTCAACGACCACGGCTTATGCGGTCACTTATAACACCACAGATTACTCTAACGGGATAACCCTTAGTAACAGTTCCAGGCTAAATGTCTCGAATCCAGGGGTTTACAACATCCAGTTCTCGGTCCAGTTCGCCAATGCAGACACCCAGATTCAGGATGTCGATATTTGGTTCAGGAAGAACGGCACGGATGTAGCGGCAAGCAACAGTAAGTTTTCGGTTCCAAACTCCCACGGCGGGACGAATGGTCATCTTATTGCTGCGCTTAATTACTTCATTGAGCTGGCCGCAAACGACTACATCCAGATCATGTGGGCCACGACTTCCACATTGGTCACGATTGAGCATTTGGCCGCTCAGACAAGCCCAACGAGGCCTGCTACGCCTTCGGTGATCGCCACGATGACTTATGTCTCGATGGCCTCAATCGCCAATGTGTATGTAAGCTCCCAGTCTCAAGGAAGTGCGGTTATTACGCACTTTGCCAATTCCACGGCAGACAAGACATTCGCTTATGTGGTGGTGGGATGAATGTACGCTTGA